AATAAGGGGGTGGGGGTCTACTCTATGCGAGCTTTAGCTTGCTTATTCTATACCTGTCACAATCTTTACTTCTACTGGCGGACCATCTGGATTCCCACTGATCTCATGCTGTGTAGATTCTTTCCACTTGGCACGAGACTTCAACCAGAAGATCATAGCAGTTGTGTTGCCTTCTTTAGCTTGTTTAAATAGCGTCTCTGCTACAGATGCGTTAGCTTCAATACGACCTTTGTCAAGTTCTTCTTTGTAATACTTGACAAGTGTATCATGTGATATGTTTAGTACGGAGGCTATATCCTCATGGCGTGTGCCTACTGTAGATAAAGTATAAACCTTATTTCGGGTGTCGTCACTTACAAGGTGTGGGGGTCTTCCTACTTTACCGCCTTCTTCATTGTCTTTAGATAGATCGTCAACAGGGATTAACTCCTTGCTATCCTGTATAGTATTTATGTCATCGCTTATCATAGGAGTGACCATATTGTCAACAGGGTTTATAGATACTTCTTCATTCATTCGGATTATTCCTTATATATACATAACAAGTCTTTAGCTTGTTACAATTTGTTACAATTTAATTATAGATAATACTTGACAAGTTATTTACTAGAGATATTATTACATTGTCAATCTTGACAACTAACTAGGAGATAAACATGCAAGTTAAAAACATGACAAGCCTTAAGTCTTATAACAATATACCTAATCAATTCATTATCACAGACGATAATAAGACTTACTTTCAATCTTATAAGTCTATTATCGTAAAGATTGAGAGACTAGAAGACAAGGTTATTACTTATCTTGACCCTGTATATTATAACTATTCTAGAACTACATCTAAATATCGCAATGCTTTTCTAGGAGAATCTACCAAAGAGATAGAATCAAAGATTAAACAGGGAGTTTATATCCTTGAGAATCTTAACTAGTATATAGGGGAATTTATATATTCCCTTTTATAACTACGTTTTATTTAAACTTGACAAATAACAGGAGTCTTATACCATGTATTATATATTATGTAAAGATCAACTTAATAACTTAATAGGAAGATCTGATAGAGTGTTCTTCCCTTTTCAGATTGATTCTATTATAAAAGAACTCAATGCTAAAGAAGACGGCTATATCTATTATAAACAACTTGACAATGAATAGGAGATTATTACCATGTCAATAACTAGAAATTATAACGGGTCTTATACAATATCAGATATTAAAGATAACCAATATATTAAACAAACATATTACTTCTACACGCTTAAAGAAGCTAAAAGAATGTTTAAGGAATACTTGACAACATTATAAACTTATGTATTATTACTTTATAAGGAGATTATACAATGATTAATACCAATATACGCTTTAACGGCTTTTATGACTCTATTCATATGGATAACATTGACTACGCTATTGAGTCTTATTTAACATTGACTACGCTATTGAGTCTTATTATTCAGATGATAACGGATTCTATGATTATGATTCGATAGCCGATAACATAGACTATAAGACAATCTTTAAAGATTATATAAACGTCTTTACAGATGAATTTAAGTCATGGATTCAAGATAACTATGATCTTGACATAGCTTTTAAGGATTTAAACCTTATAAGCCCTAAATACTATAATTATTCAACAGATGTAATTAATTGCAATATATCAGAAAAAGACAATGCTTTATTGATGATAACCTTTAAACGTGATAAAGACTTCATTAAGTATTTAGAGGAGAGAACTACGTCAAGAGACGGCTTTATCTCTCATTATACCTTTGGAGAGGCTTTATCAAATAAAGACGATATTTTATCGGATTATATTTTAAATTATCTTGTCAATAAGTTTGAATCTGATAATCTATTCATGCTAGATAACTATGACTTTATTTATCAATCTTTACATTAAGGAGATTAAACAATGAATAACTTGACAAAGAACTTCATTATATTACTATTAGGCTTTATCAACTTTTATATGTTCTTATTATTAATCTTATCTTACTAGGAGGCTATAAAATGATTAATGAAAATTTTAGCATTGGTTATAACGAGGGCTTAAACGCCCTTGAAAATATATCGCTTGTCAATGAAAACCCCGATCATGAAATTTTAGCGGGTCTTTTATCATCTATTGCGAATTGCGTCTATTATTATGCACCTAGCGAAAAGGCTGCAAACGAGCTTTTTAAATTCGCTATGGACTATGCAAAAGAAGAAAATGCCAAAATAGGCATGATCTTACCAAAGGAGACTACAAAATGAAGCGAGCCATAATAACACTTGACATTTCTTACAATGAAACTAACTATAATAGACCTGATTCATGGATATTTTCAGAACTATTTGATTTAGATGCTGAAGAATCAGTATCAGTTATAAGTATTGAAGATGATTTACCATTACAGGAGACTATATCATGCAAACAGAAATAGACTATATAAAAGAGTTAAGCAAAGATTACGTTAAGCAAAATAAAGAGGGCTTATTCTATATTCCTAATTATTGGGATAGAGAAGAGGCAAAATCTTATAATGTAGATTATCATAACGCTACAAGTTATTTTAAAACTATGATTAACAACCTTAATAAAGGAGGGTAATACTATGCAAATAGAACTAGACTATATTACAGAGGCTCTACACGCTATCGACCTCAATTTAGAAGATGTCAGTAGAGGCATTACACCCAGCGGTTATCTTACAATTAATCAGTATTTAGATGATATGCGATATCAGTTATCAGAACTTAATACTGAAATTTCTAATTTGGAGGTTTAATATGTCTGATATTCAATATAAATACAAATGTAGTGATATTGATAACCCTGATAATCATTATCATTATGGCATCGAATACTCTTCTGATTTAGAGGGTGTCTTTATAGACCATATAGAATGCTTATGACTCTGATACTAACCATTTCATGCTTTTTGTAGATGATTTGTTAGTATATGATATGTCTTATTGCGACCCTATGACCGATAACGAAGCCGAAGAGTTAGCTTTAGAGTTATTTATAGACTACAAGGAGAACAGATAATGTATGTTATAGACTTTAAAAACAGAACTATTGCTAATTTTAACAATAAAAGGCTATCAGAATTCTTAAATGATGTAATTATTTACAATCAATCTACAATTAAAAACTACTATTTTATTAACACTAAAAAAGAAGCTGAATCAATTATTAAAAGTCAAATGAAAGCTAACAATGGATAGAGACCTAGAAAAAGTAATTATGGACTTCTTAATAGGGTTTGTTTTAGTCTCTATATTCTCGATCTTATTCAAAGTAATTGAATTTACCCTGAAATGTATATTAAAACGATTTTAAGGCTCTTTTTAGAGCCTTTTTTATTTCTATGCTACCTGACTATATCTTTTTAAAGATAATGCGTCTAAATGCTATTGCATGCGTTTTACAGGTATGCTTTTACTTCTTTTTCTTCTTTGACATTCCTGCTTCTGATAAAGCGATTGCAATTCCTTGTTTTGTGGACTTGACAATATTACCGCTTTTACCTGAATGAAGCTTGCCTTTTTTGAATTCACTCATTACCTTGCCGACTTTAGCAAGTTTAGCTTTCTTTGTTGTAGGTTTTTTCATATTTTACCCATAAAAAAAGCCCTTTATTTACAAGGGCTTAAAACTACTACGGAAATGCTGGGCGAGACTATCCCAACAACCGAATTATAGCATAAAACATATTACTCTGTCAAGCGACAATACGCCTTGAAGCCATAGTTAGCATGTTATCAAAGGCTAGTGCTAATTGGTATTCATAATCATCGTATTTAGAGGTTTTAAGGTATCTAGCGTAAACTGCATCCTTTTGATCTGGCTCAAGACTGCTTATGATCGCATCAATGGTTCTGACATTGGTCATATCCATTTCTGATACCATGTCTTCAAAGGCATCGCTAGTAGACTCTCCACCGCTAATCATACCTAATGACTTGCTAGGGTATCCTAACTTTGTGCTAGGTGCGTGCATCCACAAAGCCCAATCGTCTAGTATTTGCTTTAACCTGTCTATGTGCATCTATTCCTCGCTTGAATGAATATAAATACTTTTAATCCTATCGCTAAAGTCTGGCATAGGGTGATATATGTCTTGTAGCATTGGCACTTTAACTTTTGAGAATATAAGAAATCTATTCTGCTTGTTGACATTTACTAGACCTGCTGCGTGCATATTATACAACACCCCCATAAGTCTTCTAGCATCAGTCTTTAATGCAACTGCTATTTGTGGAATAGTTAATGCGTCATTCTCGATGACATCTAAAATATGTATTCTAAACTTCTCTAGATTGACTGACTTGCCATGCACTTCGTATTGTCTTTGATGTGGCTTCACGATACATCCATCACTTTACATTCCCACTTTCTTCCAGATTTAACCCACCCATGAATATGTATTTTCATTCCACTCTTACGAACAGTTCCTACATGCTCACTATCTGCAATCTTATTAGCCCTTGCTGACATATTACTAGCTGATGTAGTTTGAACTGCAAGTATCTCACCATCTTTAATAGCAAGTAAATCTATAAATCCAAACATATCTTGTCTTATCTTTGCAAATGCGTTCCATCGTTCTGTAATGGCAACAAGGTATCCTTCTTCTCTTAACTTCTTAAGACTTAACTGCGTTGGGCTAGTTGCCATTATACTTCATTCCCCCATACATCCCATCCTTCAGACTTTTGTCTAGCAAATAATTCTATTCTAGGCAAGTCACCTACAAGCTCAATAATTCTTTGTTTGGTAATGTCAGGCTTTTTTGAATGTTTTTCTATTGGTGTATCTATTACAGAGTGAACACCTGCATTAATTCTTTTTGGATTTCCCTTTGTTGCTAATAAACATATTTCAGCGTTAGCTCTAGTCCACCTACCCATTCCCATAAACCAAGTAGTTGCTATTTTATTTCTTTTAACCCAAGTAAACGCACAAGTTTTATATTCAAAACCCCATTCTTTTATTAAGTCAAAACATTCATTAAGTTTTGGCATGGTAACCCATAAAAATAAAATACAATCTTTATCGGCAATGTCTTTAACTGGTAATGAATTTATCCAATCAGCAGATTGTGTTGGGTATTTACAACCAGCACCTCTATTACCTGACAATGCTTTATCTTTATATGACCATGGTGGGTCTGCGTAAATGATATTATATTTTTTATTTGGAAATGGTATATGTTCAGATGTCATCAAATTGACTTTCGTTAGGTTTAGATACTCCATCAAAAAAACGTTTTTCTACTTCACCTGTTGACTTGTTTAATTCGTATTCATAATGCAATCCATCATTACCATTTTGACCTACAGTATCAATGCGAGATTGTTTTTTCTTTCCAAATATTTTATTCCAATTATCTTCTGCTTCTTTTTCAGAAATTAATAATGGTCTTCTTCCAGAACCTTTACCCAATTTTAATGATCTCCTTTTCAAACAACCAACCAATAGTTTTACGATGAGCAGATTCCCATGCTTCAACTCGTTCATGCTTATCTAACTCTTTATGGTTGTCTATCATATCATGGCACATATAGCAAAGACTAGCGATTCTGTAATCATGTGCTTTAATTCCTGTGCCTTTGCCATCACGTTGCTGATTAGAATGAGCAGCACAAACTGTACCATCTTGTCTTCCACACATAGCACAAGGAAACTCACGAACTTCTATAACTTGCACATCTGGGTGAGTGTCTTTATACCATTTGGCTTCACGTCTAGACCAACGATGCTTACGAATAATCTCACCATCATCAACAACTGCATGAGTAAAATTAGTCATCTTCTACCTCTAGTTTAATTTTGCCTATACATTTTGGAGGAACTTTTGGGTCCCATGTATCAATAACAATACCATTTTTATCTTGTGTAAATACTATTTTTCCAAATACATTCCATACATACAAATATTGTGGCTCTTTAGGTTGTGTAATAGGATTTTTATTTAACCAATCTTGTGGATATGTATAAGTTTTAATTGTTGAATCACTACTCCTTGTTCCTCTATACACATTTCCATCACCATAACAATTACATTCAATACTAGGCTCTTTAGGTTGTGGTTTAATGCGGTATTCTTCATCTGCTATATCGTTGTTAAATTCAGGAAAATAATCTTCATCCCAAACTGACCAATCACTCCAAATACCTTTACCTAATTTTGTTCTGTATTCTATTTCACCGCCATCAGCTAAATGTTTTATTTCTTTATGCCATTTATGTTGTTTCATAGTTCCCAACTCCAACCTAATTGACTCGCCCACTGCTCTATTGACTCTTGATACCGAGCCATTTCGTGAGTAGAAAGTTTTGTAGTAGACTTAACTAACTCCACAGGGTTACCAGCTATTTCAGTTTGGTAACGTAAAAATTTATATCCCATTAAATCGTGAACAGTGCTAGGATCTTCACCAATGTAATTAGCTATTGACCCATATAGCGACCACAATCTTTCATTTTGCTCTAGTGAACGTACTGCTTTTTCTTCATTCACATTAACTCTCCATCGTTTAGATAAGTCTAAAGTCTTAATCTTTTCCAAGAAATTCTCTAGGTTGTATTTCGTTAAAACGAACCGAATCATAACTATCTCTCCATCCTTTAGATTTAAAAGTTACACCGTCTTTAGATGTCGCTTT